CCGAGGACATCGGATTGACCGCAGAGGGGAAACTGCCGTGACCCCCGTAGCCCTGCCCGAACTTTGCAGCGATGCCGCCGAACTCATCCGCCGGGCCTATGACCTCGGCCGGCGGGATGGGCGAGGGGACGGCCTGAACGCCGCTGCGGCGTGGCTCCAGCACCATGCGTCAGCTCAGCCCGGAAAGGCTAGGCGCGACATCGCCGAGCTATCCATGCGGATGCTGAGGGAGGCGGTGAGGTCATGACCGACAGCAAGCGCCTCCCCCGCATCCCGACGCCCGAGAGCATTGCCCGCATCATCGCCAGCCATCTCGGCTCGGACTGGGAATTTATGTGCCCCGATAAGCAGGCATGGACGGAATGCGGCGGCGTCGTCAAAGGCCGCCCGGTGGACGTGAACGCCCCGACGCATCGTGACTGCCTCGACGCGGCCGAGGCCGTCCTTGGCCACGTTTCCGCCCCGGTGAGGCTCACCCGTACCGAACCACCTACTGAGCCGGGATGGTATTGGGCACGATTCCGCGGCGACGCTCACAAGGGGGACAGGGCGCGGCCGGTGTACGCGTTCATCAACGAGCCGGGGTTCGACCTATACGACTGGTTCGGCCCCCTCGACCTGCCCGAGGTTTCCCCATGACCCCCTGCTGCGAAATCTGCCGGTACTTCATCTCAGAGGAGCCGGGCGATCCTGATGGGCATTGCCGGCGATACCCGCCGACGGTGAGCCTAGCCGAATTTGCGCTCTTCCCTCAGGTGGAATCCTGCGACTGGTGCGGCGAGTTTGCCGAGAAGGATCGCCCATGATCGACCTAGACGAGATAGAGCGGATAGCGCGGCTCGGCGTCCCCCTTGGGCTATCGGTGGAGCAGCTTCGCCGCATCGTCGCCCAGCGGCACGCCGGCATGCTGGAGATGGTCGCCGAGCTACGCGACTCCCGCATCGGAGACGACGAGCGCACCCGGCTACAGTTCCGCGCATCCCTCGCCGAGCACCAGCGAAACGACGCGCTGCGGAGGGTGGCGGAACTGGAGGCGCAGCTCGCATCCGCTGACATGGCGGTTTCGCACATGATGGACGATTTCGAGGAAGACGGGACACAGGACGCTATCGCCGAAGCGATCGGCCGCCATTGGGCGCGGCAAGGGCTGGAGCCGTGACCGCTCGTTCCCTCAAGCCTGAAGACCTGGCCGCCGTCGCCGAGGGGAAGGTCACGGTTCGCATGGTTTACGGCGGTCGTCCGCTGTTCGCCGGGGCGCCGCGTCCGCTCCACGGGTTGGCGTATGCTCACCAGGCGGGATTGATCCGCATTGGCCGGGAGATCTGCCGGGCCGAGCATGGCCGGCTGTTCTATCCGGTCCACCTCACCCCGGCGGGGGTTGCGTGGATGCGCCGGGAGGATAGGGCGGCGGTCGCATCGCTGTTCAAGCCGGCCTATGTCTGCCGTGTTCGTGCTACATTTGAGGGAGTGAGGGCATGATGGACGCGCTCGAAAAGAGGATTGCCGAAGGGCGAGAGATCGAGGCGGCGATCGGCAGCCGGCGCGTCGCCCTTCTCGCCGAGCAGCTTATGTGCGCGTGCCGTAGCGAGGTCGACGACGCCGGCAAGTACCGATGGAGCATCATCGACGGCTCGACCCTGATGCGGATGACCGTGCGATGGGCTAACGAATACGTAGCTGCCGAAGGTGCTGCCGTGAACGCTACGGAGCGCACCTGATGGACCTCAACAGCTACGGCTTTGCCCCGGCCGAGATCAAGCGCGAAGGCGACTTCGTGCATGGGACGTGGATGCGGCAGTTCGCCACGAACGAGGACGACCTGAAAAACCCGGGCGTCTGGATGGACATCTACCGCTGGTGGTCCGAATACCACGGCGAGCGCCCGCGTGTGCAATTGGGGCGGCTGCTCATCAAGTACGCCGGGGGCGACCTGCAATCCGTGCTGAGGGAAAGTTTCGCGCCCAAGTGGGTGCTCGCCAGCGTCCGCCGCGCCCGGTACGCGCGGAAACGCAAATCGCCGAGGGGTTCATGATGAGCAAGCGCGCCGCCATCGCCGAACTGCTCCCCACCGAGCAACGGTTCCGACACGGTTTTCTCAAGACCGAGCAGGCCGCCATCATCGGCCCGAGTGGTCGGGTCATCGGCCACGCCCGGCAGTTCCGGGAGATGCAGGCCACGGCGCTGCAGCGGCTCGCCTCCCGGTTCCCGGAAGACCTCACCCCCCGCCTTGTCCGAGCCGGGATGCAGCTCCGGGACGACTGGGAAGATGCAGGCGTAGAACCCCGCCAGACGAGCGCTTATAGCCCTCTGGGCTCCCCGGGGTCCGACGACAGCGAGGAAACCCCGATCGCACGCACGAAGGCCGCCGGCCGCGCCCTGGATCATATCCCGATGAGAACCGTCCGAACGGTGGTCGAGTACGTCGTGATCCATGATCTTGAGGACAACCGGGTCGGGCTGCTCAAGGTGGGGCTGGTGCAGCTTGCGCGCTACTATCGGTTGGAGGATTGACGCGCCGAATTTTTGGCGGCATAGTCGCGGGTGGGAACGTGCGCCCGGAGCAATCCGAGGCGCACTAATTGTTTGAGGCGCGCCGATGACCAAGCCGGGCGCGTCTCCGAAAGCAACGCAGCGCCCCCGCAAGCGGCCGGGCAGGCATCGCAAGGCCAACCGCAAGGCAGGGCAGCGCCTGTTCACTGAAGGCCGGTGCCGGTGACATGCGTACAGTGGAACAGATCGTAGAGGATACAATCCGAACCATCCTCCTGACGATACCCCGCCGGGAAGCTATCGAAGTGCTCAAGCGGGTCCTCGCGACGTGGGAGAGGCCGAACTAGAGCGGCAGCACCGAGAACGCCTTGCGCTCGGCGAGCAACTCCAGCACCCGCTCGGCATAGCGCGGAACCCCGGATACAGCCCACCTCGACACGGTGTTCGGGTCCTTCCCGATGTAGGCCGCGAACCGTGCCTGTGAGATGCCGAGCATCTTGAGCGTCGCCGTGAAGGTTTTGAAATCTCGGGCGATGTCTACGCGAGCGGGATGAATCATCGGGCCAGTATATGCGCCACGTCGATTTGAGGCAAGAATGCCCGTCCTGACCAACGCCAAGCACGAGCGGTTTGCACAGAACCTCGCGGCAGGCATGGGCACGACTGAGGCTTACACGGCAGCCGGTTACTCGGCCTCGCCGGGCGCTGCCGGCAAGTTGCGATACACGGCGAAAATTTGCGAACGGCTCGCAGAGTTGCTGGGGAAAGGCGAAAAGCTCGCCCTTGCCGCCGACGACGCGAAGAAGCGCCTGATCGCCGCCGGGTACAACAAGGCCCTGGAAGCCCTGACCACGCTGAGCATCGAAAGCGCGGCCGACGTGAAGGCCCTGCTTGACGTGATCCTGAACCTCGACAAGGACAACCGGGTCGTAGATGGCGGTGTCTCTGATCGAAAGGCCACCACAGCAGACGGATCGGCTGACGCTGCCGAGTGGCTTCGCCAGGTGGTCGCCCTTCGTGCAGGCGGCGACAACCGCGCGGCTGAGATGGATTGCGCAGGCTCGGCCTAATCAGGTCACGCCCGATGGACCGTGGCGCAACTGGCTGATCCTCGCCGGCCGCGGATATGGGAAGACCAGGCTTGGCGGGGAAGACACTGCGGCGCATGTGCTTTGGACGCCCGGCGCGCGGCAGGCGGTGATAGCGCCGACAGCCCGAGACCTGCGGCTGGTGTGTTTCGAGGGTGATAGCGGGCTGTTGAAGGCGATCCCGCCCGAGTGCTTCCGCGATGGCTCGCCTGAGAAGGGATACAACCGGACCCTCGGCGAGATCTGGCTGGCGAACGGTTCGAAGATCGAGGGCTTTACCGGCGAGGAACCGGGACGGCTGAGAGGGCCGCAGTTCACGCGGGCATGGGTCGACGAGCTTGCGGCCTACCAGTACCCGCAAGAAACCTGGGACATGCTCCAATTCGGGCTTCGCCTTGGCGAGAACCCGCAAGCCGTGGTGACGACGACGCCGAAGCCGCTGCCGCTGATCCGGCATCTGGTGGCGGACGCCAAGACGCGGGTCACGACCGGCTCGACCTATGAGAACGCGGCGAACCTCGCCAAGGGGTTTCTGGAAGACATCAAGCGGTACGAGGGGACGGAGCTAGGGCGGCAGGAGCTGCACGCCGAGCTACTGGACCTGTCGGCGAATGCCATCCTGAAAAGGCCGTGGTGGCAGAGATGGAAGCGGGCCGAACTGCCCGAGTGCTACCTGATCCTGCAGTGCTACGACACGGCGATGACGGACAACCCGGATTCGGACTACTCCGCACGCACGACGTGGGGTGTGTTCGAGCTACCCGACGAGGACGAGCCGAGCGTGATCCTGCTGGAGTCATGGCAGGACAAGGCGCTGTACCCGGACTTGAGAGAGAACGCGCAGCAGGCCTATCGGGACTGGAAGGACGAGGGGTTCGAGACCGTCGTCGTGATCGAGGCCAAGAACAACGGTTTCAGCCTCTGCCAGGACTTGAGGCGGGCCGGCATCCCGGCGCGGCTGTTCAACCCGAACCTCATGGGCTCGAAGACGACGCGGGCGCACCTGACAAGCCCTCTGTTGAAGGCCGGGCGCATCTGGGCGCCGGCCAAGAAGGTGCCGGGGCAGAAACACCGCGACCCGTCGAAGTTCGCCGACCACGCCGAGCGGGTCATCGCCAACTGCGAGATGTTCCCCAACCTCGAGCACGATGACGACGTCGACACCTGCACGATGGCCTGGAGCCTGCTGCGGAACCTCGGCGAGCTGACCCACCCGGACGACCCGGATCGCGAATACGTGCCGCCGCCCACCAACTGGCGCAACTACCTGGAAACCTGATGATAGATCCGGCCGGCGCCCTCTCAGTTCCGATCGAGGACGAGGGGATAAGCCCGGTCACGCTCGAAATCGGGGACGACGGGGAAGCCGTCATCGTCGATGACACGGACGGGCCGCGAGAGACGGAAGCCTTCTACGACAACCTGCTCGACATCATCCCGCCGAGCCAGCTTGCGGAGTTCACGACCTCGCTGCTGGAGCGGATCGAGAACGACATACAGAGCAATCGGAAGTGGCGCGACTTCTACGCCAAGGGCATCAAGGAGCTAGGCTTCGATCGCTCGACCGACACGAAGGACGAGCCGTTCCCCGGTGCCTCCGCGCTGATCCATCCCGGCTTGGGCATGGCCTGCGTCGACTTCCAGTCGCGCGCGATGCCGGAGCTGTTCCCCTCAAAAGGGCCGGTCAGGACGGCCATCATCGGGCATGTGACGCCGCAGAAGGAACAGCAGGCCGACCGCGTCCGAGAGCATATGAATTACCAAGTCCTCCAGGAGATGAAGGGCTACAGGGAAGACTTCGCGGCGATGCTGCTGCAGCTTCCCGTGGCCGGCTGCACGTTCAGGAAGATTTACCGGGACGAGGTCGAGAAGCGCAACGTCTCCGAGTTCGTTCTGCCCGAGGATCTGGTCGCCAACTACGGCGCGACCTCGGTGCACGACGCGCAGCGCTTGACGCACATCCAGCGCGTCCACACGAACGAGATGGAACGCCGGCTGGCGGTCGGGATCTACGCCGACCCGCCCATCGGTTACGCCGACATGCAGACCGATCGGGCGCGCGATGCGTCGGATCGGACGGAGGGTGTCGAGCCGATCGACCTCGGCGACGAATGGCACGTCATCTACGAGTGCCATGCCTACATCATGCTGGAATGGGAAGACCCGGAAGCCGGCGAGATGGTCGGGCTCCCGTTGCCCTACATCGTCACGATCGACAAGGACAGTCAGACCCCGCTCTCGATCCGGCGCAACTGGAAGCGCGGCGACCCGAAGGCGCGGGCGCGGCAGTACTTCGTGAAATACGGGATGTTCCCGTGGAGGGGTTTCTACGACATCGGGTTTACGCACGTCATCGGGTGCTTGGGCGTAGCCCAGACCGCGGCCATTCGGTCGCTGCTGGACTCGGCGCTACAATCGCAGGCGGGTGGTGGTTTCAGGCTCAAGGGCGTTGACGGCGGCACGAAGAACCCCGCTCCCGGCGAGTGGGTCGAGGTCGATACCGCGGTCGACGATATCCGCAAGCTGTTGCTGCCCAATCCGCAGCCGGGTCCGAACCCGGTCATGTTCCAGCTCCTCGGGTTCCTCGGGGAGTTGCAGAGCCGCTTTGCATCGGTCGCAAGCCATGTGGCGGCCGAGAGCAACCAGAACGCTCCGGTGGGCACGACCTATGCGCTGCTGGAGGAAGGCTCCAAGCAGTTCGCCGCCATCTACTCGGGCTTGCACAACAGCCTGACGGAGGAATTGCAGATCCTCGCCGAGTTGAACGGCGAGAGCATGGACGACCAGACGACAGCCCGCACGCATGGCGGGGAGATCGTGGTCTATCGCGCGGACTACGGCGACGAGATCGACATCCTGCCGGTATCCGATCCGCTGGTGTTCAGCTACGCGCAGCGGATCGCGAAGGACCAGGCGGTAAGCCAGCTCGCGACGCAGGTTTTCCCCGAGCTCGGATGGGACCGCCTCGCCATCGCCAAGCGCACGCTGGCGGATATGAACATCGCGGACGTGGAGGAGCTTCTTCCGCCCCCGCCCGAAGCGCAGCCGCTCGACCCGGTATCGGAAATCGCCGCGATGGTGCAGGGCGCCCCGGTGAAAGCCTTCCCCGGCCAGGACCATGACGCACACGTCGCCTTTCTGATGTCAGTCGGGCAAGACCCGAAATATCAAATGCTCATGCCGATGATCGGCCCGCGCATGCAGGCGCTGGTGGCGGATCATCTGGTTATGGCGATGCAGGACGAGATGGGCGCGGCGATGCAGTCCCAGGGGATGATCCCGCAGAACCCTCAGCAGGTCGCGATGATCGTGGCGAAGATCGAGGGCGACCTTGCCGCCGGCCGTGCCGCCAAGATGCAGCAGGGCGGCCAACCGGGGACGGACCCGGCGCTGGTTCAGGTCGCCGCCGCCGATATCCAGCGCAAGGCCCGCGCGGACGAGATGAAGGTTCAGGCCGGCATGGCCGAGACGGAAGCCAAGATCGCTTCCGCCGAGCGCGTCGAGATGATCAAGCAGGCCGGCGAGACGCAGCGCCAGCGCATGAAGGACGAGGCCGAGTCAGCCCGTCAGTACGACGAGGACATGCGGGATATCGCGCTTGGGCAGGCGGGGGCAGAGGTCAAGGTTTCAACCTAGCAAGAGGTGGTTCGTGGCTCAGGCGTGCAAGTTCTTCGTATCGGCGGTCCACATGATCAACGCCGAAAACGCGGAGTATCAGCGGCTTGGCTTGCCCTACGCCAAATTCGGGCAATCAGGTTACACAGAGCGGCTTTATGCGCTCAGGGACATGGCGCGGGAAGCTGACGCGCGCGGCCTCAAGGCCTACGACCCATCCTTCGATGAGGCAACGCAGCGCATCACATGGACGCCCGTCGAGCGATGACCGACCCCTGGGTTTACCGCTCTCCCTCCGGTGAGATCCTGACGATTGAGTCCGTATGGGACGACGACGCGGGCGAAGAGGTCTACGTCATCAGGGGTGAAGACAGGCGGCTGGTCATGGTGACCGGCACGGCACAGGAGACGGCATGAAGCGCATCGTCTTCCTCGACTTCGACGGGGTGATATCGACGCCGCGCGCCTACCTGTCGCATCCGGCGCTGCCGAGCGAGGGGCGCGAATACAATCAACTGTGTTTCGACCCGGTCGCGGTCGGGCTGCTCAACCTGATCTGCCGGGAATGGGGCGCGAGCGTGGTGCTCACGACGAACTGGCGGGGCAGCTTTCCGGATCGGGCGGCGGCTCACGCCTTCATGTCGAGCGTGGGCGTCACGTCGCTGTTTGATCATGAGACGTTGTGGCGCACGCCTTGGGTTGCGCCGGAAGCCCTCGCGGATCTGCGGCGCCGGGCCCGGGCGACGTTCTCGCGCTGGATGGAGCCGGGCAAGGAACAGGTCACGCGGGGCGATGAAATCGGCGCGTGGTCATGGCTCGCGATGAACGCCGGCATAGACCACGAATACGTCGTCCTCGATGACGACCTCGACATGTGGGACCAGCAATATCCCCGCTTCGTCGCGTGCAACAGCCATGACGGCTTGAGCATGCTGGACGTGCGGAAGGTGAGCGACATCGTCGGCTATGACCTCTGCCGGCTGCTCATCTCAACGCGGCACACCGATGAACGCAAGACCGCTGCGGCGGCATGAAGGAGCAATCGCCATGAAGAAGATGACCGCGGGCGCCGCTGGTGGCATCGGCCGCCTGCAGAAGGCTGGCGTGAAGGGCTACGCCAAGGGCGGCAAGGTCCACGATGACGCGGCGATGGATCGCAAGCTCATCAAGGCCGAGATGGCGAAGAAGGGCCTGAAGTCCGGCGGCAAGGTCAAGGGCTGCTGATGGACGGCCTCGCCCCGACCCACACCGCTCGCCCCTGTGACTTCGGCCCCTTCGGGCAGGGCATCGCCCGCGAGATCACGGTAAGCCTCAGCGAGACCGAGCGCGCTTCCCTCGCCGAGCACTACCTGCACCGCTACCGCGCGGCGATCCGAGACAAGCGCATTTGTGACGAGGACTGCGAACGCCTCGCCCGCGCATTGCTCGACGAGCAGGAGCGGCAGGCCGAGTACGTCGCCCGGATCGAGGAATGCACCGCCATGCTGATGAAGCTCGGGCGTGCGCTGCCCGAGATCGAGCCCGAGCCGGTGGCGATATGAGCGGCCAGATCCCGGATGACTACCGCTCGCGCTACATGGCGTGGCGCGATGAAAACCGCTCGCTGCCGTGGCTCGCGGGGCTGGAATGTCAGCCGTGGCTGCGCGAGCCGGGCTGTGACCATGTCGTGCGCCTCACGGCAGACAAGCATCACGGCATCGTTGTCGGGCCGGAAGGGGTCCGCATCTTCCGCACGGACCCCGCCTGATGGCAATCCGCATCCGCAACTTCCCCCTCGTCCGCGACCTCCCCCCGCCGCTAGCCCTGCGCCACCTCGACGACTGGATAGCCGGGGTGCGAACCGACTTCCCCGATCTGGTGGTGGCGAACGGCTCGACCAAGCGCAACCCGGACGGCTCGATCGACCGGGGGCATACGCTGGTCTACGGCGGCCAGACGCTGGAAGTGCTCGGCAAGGTGATGCTCGACGGGCAGGGGTCGCTCATCCATCCCCGTAAGGCCCTGCCCACGGACCCGACCGACCCGGACGAGCGGGCGAAGCTGCCGAAAACGACGGAATACCCGATGACGGAGGAAGGGCTTGAAGCCCTCGTCTACGCCTTCACCGGGACCAAGCCGGCAATCGTGCCGGTAGACGACGAGCGCCCCCGGCGTACGTCGCGCAAGTGAGAGACGACGCCTTCATCATCATCCGCGAGAAGCTGGAAACCGAGTTCGCGGTCAAGTGCCGGTCGCTCGGGACCGTCTTTCATTCGGACCACGCGAATTACGCAAGAGCATTCGGCGAGGCGCACGGGCTGCACCTCGCCCTTTCAATCCTGACCAAGACCGAAGAGGAGTGGAACCGGTGAGCCTTGCTGCTCTCAACCTGCCCGACCTGTCCGCGCTGTTCGACCCCTTCCCGAAGGTGGACCCGGGCCGCGAGCCTGTCGGGACGATGATCCTGATCCAGCTTGCCCGCCCCCGCCCGAAGGTGGGGAACATCCTGACCTCGATCGAGACGCAGGAAACCGACCAGTTCCGCATGAGCCTCGGCCGCGTCGTGGCCCTCGGCAGCGCGGCCTATCGGCACAAGGATACGGGGCATTGGGTCTATGGCCCGAAGTCCGGCCCGTGGCTCAGCGTCGGCGACCATGTGGAAGTCCCTCCGCATGGCGGGCATCGGTTCGGGCGCAAGATCCCGGGCAGCAGCGAGGAAGTGAAGTTCGTCTTTTTCCGTGACACCGACGCGATCGGCAAGGTTACGGACCTGAGCATCTTCAATGAGTAGCGCGCCGCTGCCTGACCGGAGCTTGAGCGTCATCGTCAATCTGGCGATGCCGGCGCTCCGCGATCTGCGCGACAATCTGGCCGAGCTACGGAAGGTCATCGCCGACCGGGAGCGGTCTTTAACCGCTCAGCGGGAAGCGTTCGTCAACGTCACCAATCAGGAGCGCGAACTTGTCGAGATCCTGACTGGTCTTGGCGCAGACATGGAAGTCGTGTTCGCCATTCGGGATTCCGAAGGCAAGTAACAACCGCCGGCCGCCGGTTACAGCGGCCACCAAGCATACCGAAGAGGACCAGCGATGGCAGACCCGCAAGATGGCGCGGTGACGGTCGATCTCGACCCGATCCCGGCCGAAGCGGTCCCGCCCGAGCAGGTCGAACGGAAGCCAGAAGCGGCCCCGGTCGATCAGCCCGAGCGCGCGACCGACGATGACGAAGATACACCTGAGACCGAGCTATCCCCGCAGCAGCAGGCCCGCCGCGAACGGCGCCGGCAGGCTCGCATACGGGAGCGCGAGGAACGGCAGCGCGACCGCGAGGAGCTGGGGCAACTGAAGGCCCTCGTCAGCGAGATCGTGCCGCAGTTCCAGCAGCTTCGCACGGCGCAGGTCAACAACGCGGTGCAGGGCGCGCAGGCGGCCTATCAGGAAGCCCGCGCGGGCTATCAGGCGGCAGTCGAGACCGGCGACCCGGCAGCGATTACCGACGCCAACGAACGGCTGATCGAGGCGAAAGCGAATTTCAACTGGGTCCAGCAGCAGGCGCAACGGGCGCAGCAGCAGCCCAAGCCGAAGCCTCAGGGACAGACGCCCCGGCAGGCGCCGGCAGCGGTGGCGGACTTCACCAGCCGGCACCCGTGGGCGACCGAGGACAACGACGACGCGGCCATCCTCCGCGCGCTGGACAACCGTCTGGCGAGCGAGCGGCGGGATGTGGGCTCCGCGGAATACATGGCGGAACTGGAGCGCAGGGCGATGGCACGGCTACCCGACCGCTTCGCCCCGGAAAGCCGTCCTCGTGACGGTCGCGCCCCGGTGGGTGGTGGGGCAGGGCGAGGGCCGGCGCAGAGCGCGCCGAACCGGGTCACGATCCCCGCCCAACTGCTGGCAAACGCGAAGGAAGCGGGGCTCGACATCGCCGATCCCGCCGTCCTCAAGAGCCTCGCCAGTCAGGTCCGCACCATCAACGCTCGGAGGGCCTGATGCCCCGCGCCCATAGCCGCCTGCTCGACGACCGCGCATCGGAGTCCCGGATGATGGAAGGCCGCGACATCGAGAACGCCGAAGACGAGGAGTTCAACCCGACCGCCTTCACCGGCCCGCTTCCCGTCCCCGACCCGATGCCGGGGTGGAGCTTCATCTACGTCCCTTACCTGAACGAGTTCGGTCAGGAAGATCCCCGGCAGGTCATGGCCCGGCTCGACAAGCGCTCCGGCGGATACAGCTACGTCCTGCCCGAAGAGCAGCCTCGCCTCGCCTCGATGAAGATCGGCCACGGCACGCTGTCGGGGTTCATCGGCATTCAGGGGATGGTCCTCCTCAAGATCGAGGACTGGAAGCGCAACAAGATCCTCGCGCACGCCGACCAGCGCGCTGACGAGCAGATGGCGGACATCAACAACCCGTCCCAGGCGGACAGGAATTTCAACCCAGATCCTCGCGCGCCCATGCGGGTGGTTACCAACCGCCAGCGCGCGACGACCGGCCGCGTTCCGATCATCGACTGATGCACCGGACGCGGTCACTTCCCCCCACGGTCATACACAGGAGTCTCACATGACCGCGTCCAGCACGCCGACCGGATTCAAGGTCGTCCGGCACCCCAGCGGCACGATCCGGCCGCTGCTGGTGTCCAACTTCATTCCCTCGGGCTATGCGACGAACCTCTTCAAGGGGACCGTCGTCAGCACCTCCAGCACGTCGGGCCAAGCCAACGTCACCGTGCCGACCTCCGGCAACATCTCGTATCTCATCGACGGGTTCCGCTGGGTGGCCGCGAACGGCACGCCGCAGATCTCGAACCAGTGGCCCGGTGGCACCACCACCATGACCGGCACCACCATTGACGCCGAGGTCTACAGCCTCGATTCCGGCGTGGAGCTGGAAGTGCAGGCTGACGGGGCGATCCCGCAGGCGGCGCTGTTCGACCAGGCCAACCCCGTGAATGCGGGCTCCGGCTCGACCATCACCGGCCTGTCGACGGCGGCTCTGTCCTCGTCGCTCGCCGGGGGCAGCGCTTCGGCGATGTTCACGATCATCAACATCGCGCCGTACCCGGGCAACGCCTGGGGGGACAGCTACACGATTGTTCGCGTCAAGGCGAACAAGCTGCAGCAGGGCCCGCTCGGCGTGACGGCCCTGTAACCGGCTGACGGAAAGGAACCCAAGCCATGACTATGACCTCTTCCGACTTCCGGTCCAGCGTCGAGCCGGTCCTGAATCACATCTTCGACGGCATCTACAAGCAGAAGCCCGAGGAGTGGCGGCAGGTCTTCGAGACCGACCCCAACCCCATCAAGCGCCGGTATCACGAGGAGCCCGTGTTCTACGGCTTCGGGCTGGCGCCGAACAAGCCCGAGGGCGAGCCGATCGTCTATGACGAGGGCGGCGAGCAGTACCGGGCGCGCTACTTCTATCAGGAGTACGCGCTCGCGTTCGCCCTGACCCGCGCCCTCCGCGACGACTCCGAGATGTTCCCGGTGGCGCAGCGGATGAGCAAGCACCTCGCCATTTCGATGCGGCAGACGAAGGAGCAGATCGGGGCGGACATCTTCAACCGCGCCTTCAACTCCAGCTACGTCGGCGGCGACGGCGTCTCGCTGATCAGCACCAGCCACCCGCTGGCGTCCGGCGGCACGCAGAGCAACCAGGCCTCGACGACCGCGCTGCTCTCGGAAGCCTCCCTCGAACAGCTCATCACGCAGGTTCGCCTGGCGGTGGACGGTCGCGGCAAGTTCATCGAGCTGTCGCCGGACAAGCTCGTGGTCGCCCCGGCCAACACCTACAACGCCGGCCGCATCCTGAAGTCGGTCCTTCGTTCGGGCACCGGCAACAACGATGCGAACATCGTGAAGGATATGGGATGGGTTCCGGGCGGCATCGCCCAGATGACCCGCCTCACCAACACGAACGCATGGTTCCTGACCACGGACGCCCCCGAGGGGCTGAAGTATCTGGAGCGCGTGGGCATGGAGACGGGTTCGGAGGGCGATTTCGAGACCGACAACATGCGCTACAAGGCGTACATGCGCTTCGCCATGGGCTGGACCGACTATCTCGGCCTGTTCGGCAACCAGGGCGTCTGACCCCACCACCATCGACGCGAACAGGGCTCCTTCGGGAGCCCTTTCGCTTTGAGGAGCATCGAAAATGACTCAGTTTTCCGATGGCCTCCGCGCGGGTGGGGTTTCGTATCCGCCCGCCGCGAGCGGCAATCTCGGCGTTCCCCTCGACTATGACCCGGTGCAGAACATCGTGCCGGCGCGGTCCTTCTCGAACACGCTGGCGACGGTCCAGACGGTTTCGGGGGCCGCTTTCACCCTGACGGCAGGCTCGGGCATCACCCGGACCAGCGTCAACGGCACGGCGGTCTACGCCTTCGACGTGCCGCGCAACATCCTGATGACCGGCAACGTGTCGACGGTGACCGCCGTCAACATGAACGTCGTGGGCTTCGACTACTACGGCCAGTCGCAGACCGAGACCTTTTCCGGCCCGACCGGGACGGGGACGGCCTCGACGAGCAAGACCTACGCGGCGGTGGTCTCGATCACGGCGGCGGGGGATACGACCTCGGCCATCGCGATCGGGCAGGGGGATCGGATCGGCTTCGCCTATGCGGTGGCGGATGCGGGCTATGTCCTGATTTCCTACTCGGGCAACCTCATCACCACGTCGGCGAATATCGCGCTCGCCGATACCGCGACGGCCACGGCGTTCACCGGGGACGTTCGCGGTGCCTATACCCTCCCCTCGGCGTCGGACGGGGCGAAGCGGCTGGTGGTGCGCTACACCATCCCGAGCCCGAACAGCAAGAGCCTCACCTACGGGGTGACGCCCGCATGACGACCGGAAAGTGGTTCCTGCCGACGTACAATCGGCCGGATCGCCTCAGGGGCTTCATTGACGCCTGCAACGCCCTCGGCGGAACCACGACTCCGGTCGTGGTTCTCGTCAACGGCCATTGCGACGGCTACGCCGATATCGCCTATCCCGAGGGATGGGAGGTCATCGTCCTGCCGGAAAACCTGGGTCTCTGCGGGGCGCTCAACTGGGCGTTCCGCGAGAACCCCGGGCTGGATTGGTACGGCTGTCTGGTCGACGACCTGAAGCCGGAAACGAAGGAATGGGACCGCATCCTGTCCGAAGCGGTGACCCCGTTCGGCATCATCTCGGCGCAGGACGGCTATCGCACCCCGGAGCGCATGGGAACCCCGGTTTTCGGGGGAAATCTCCTGCGGGCATGGGGCTTCTGGTCCCCGCCCGGGTTGTGGCACTGCTACCTCGACGACTTCTGGGAGACCGTGGGCCGTCAGTTCGGCATCTGGACCCAGTGCGACGTGATGATGCGGCACCAGACGCCATTCGCCGGCCTCGCCGCAGTGGACCAGACGCATATCGAGGCCTACGGGCTGCAAAACGCCCGGCTGGAGGCCGATCGGCAGGCTTACGAAGCCTTCATGGCCGAGCACAAAGCGGATATCTGGGGGCGGATGACCATCGCCACCGGCAAGCGGGTGCGCGAGGTCAGCGTGGCGGGCAAGTCGATCGCGGTCGGCACCCCGGTTTACGACAACACGCTCCATCTCAGCTATCACAACGCGCTGATTTCGACGATCCAGCAGCTTGTCCAGCATGGGGTCGGGTTCTTCTCGATCACCATCCCCGGGGACTCGATGGTGCACCGGGCGCGGAACCACACCCTCGGCGCGTTCCTCGAAACCGGCGCCTCGCACCTGCTGTTCATCGACGCGGACATGGGGTGGAACCCTTCCGACGTTCTCCGGCTGCTCAGCCATGAGAAAGACCTTGTCTGCGGGCTCGGCGTGCGCAAGCAAGACCCGCCCAGCTTCTGCGGCATCCTGCCCGAGAAGGTCGAGGCGGACCCGGAGACGGGCTGTCTCAAGGCGCTGCATGCCGGAACCGGCTTCATGCTCATCTCCCGCGAGTGCGTGCTGAAGATGATCGAGGCCTACCCGCAGACCAAGTACCTGCACGCCGACGAAAAGACCTATCACTGCCTGTTCGAGCCGGTGGTGCGGGATGAACGCCTCTGGTCCGAGGACTACGAGTTCTGCACCCGCTGGCGGGCGCTCGGCGGGGACGTGTGGGTGGACCCGACCGTCAAGCTTGAGCACTGGGGCCGGAAGGCCTGGACCGGTGCGCTCATCGACCATCTGACCGTGACGCACGTAGCGGCGCCGGTTCCTGCAATCGCCGCGGAATAGGGGGCTATCATGGCCGGAACCTGGACGACGACCCTGACCGGGACGTCAACGAGCAACGTCGTCTTCATGGCGAACCACCGGATAGCCCCGGTCAATGTCGCCTATGTCGGGACGGGCTCGGGGGCGGTCGGCACGGTTTCCTACAGCCTCGACGAGCCGGCGCTCTATGTCTCCAACGGCCAGTATGCGGCATCGGCAACGTGGGTCACGCTCGCGACCTTCACCGCCGCCATGACGCAGTTTACCGGGGCGGTGACCTTCCCCGTCCGGGGCGTGAAGTTCACGGCATCGGGTGCGGGGGCGAGCGATCGGCTGGTGGTGACCGTGGTTCAGGCCGGCATCACCAATGGCTAAGCGCCGCCTCCGCGAGGTCGCCATTGCGCCGGCTGAAAAGCGAGCAGACCGGCTGAAAGCCGAGATGGTGGAGGCTGCCGGGCGCATCCGCGAGGAGCTTGGCGCTGATCTTGGCGGCTTCACCATCGTCGCGTGGAACATGCGCGGCGCAGCTTACACGGTGATTAGCGCCGATGAGGGGCCGGTTGCCATGGGGTTTGCGCCTCTGTTCTCCGAGCAGGCGCTGAACCGGCATGTCGCGATCAAGATCGGCGAAGACCGGCACACCGAGACGATCGGAGGCGCGTGATGCCCAAGGATTGGATCAAGGGCGCCGTCAAGCATCCGGGCGCCCTGAGAGCCACCGCCGAGCGGGATGGGCTGATCAAGGGCGACGAGAAGCTGACCGCGGGCGACCTCGCCACCCTGTCGAAGTCCAAGAACCCGACGACGCGCAAGCGGGCCGCCCTCGCCAAGACCTTCAAGAAGATGAAGTGACATGGCCTACTCGGATACCGCCGTCTTCAACCTCTCGTATAATCTGGTGGTCGAAGAGGCCATGTCCCGCGTCGGCGGGGCAGAGATGACCGGCTACGAAGCCCGGGCAGCCAAGCGGGCCGTCAACCTCGCCCTGCTGGACCTGACAAACCGGAAGGTTCCCCTCTCCGCGGTCGAGCGCAGGGTCGTCACGCTGATTCAGGGCACGAACTGGTACAACCTTCCGACCGATACCATCAACGTCAAATACTGCATCACGCGGAAGCTGGAGGGGACCACCCGCTACACGGCGACCCTGACGGACCCGTTCACGACTACCTCGGGCTCGGCGGTGGTAACGGTCACGGACGCGAACCACGGCGCTCTCTCGGGCGACTGGGTGACGTTCTCGAACGCAACCGCAGTCGGCGGCCTGACGATCGACGGCCAGGTGACGGTGACGGAAGTCATCTCGGCGAACGCCTACACGATCACATGGACATCCTCGGCGACATCGACGGCAACCGGGGGCGGAACGGTGACGGCGGTCTATGCCGCGACAACCGACCTCACCATGCAGCGCATCGCGCTCGACGACTATTCGACCATCACGCGGAAGTCGGACCCGGGCCTTCCCTTCCAGTGGTATCTGGACCGGCAGATTACCCCCCGGCTCTACATGTACCCGACCCCGGACGGGGTATCGGCGAATCAGGTGGTCACCTACGTCGAGCGCAAGATCGACGATATCGCCAGTTTCTCCAACGAGATCGAATTGCCCACCCGGTTCCTGCCGGCGATGTGCTCGGCGGTGGCGTGGCGGATGTCGATGCAGCGCCCGCAGATCGACCAGCCCCGGCGGATGGAGCTGAAGGCCGATTTCGAGCAGGAGATCTTGCGGGCCTTGAACGCCGATCGTGATCCATCCCCCCTTCGGATGATCTCCGACGTCTCGTCCTACTACCGGATCTAAGTCATGGCCCAGCCGCGGTTCAGCACTGGCGTCAACGCCATTGCGATCTGCGACCATTGCGGCTTCAAGACCCAGTATTCGACGCTGCAGAAAGAGCCGGAAACCGGGGCTTGGGTGCATCCGTGGTGCCGGGATCTGCCAATCGCTCCGATCATCCGCAAGAAATACAACGACGCGCAGGCGCTTCACCATCCCCGGCCGGATCGCTCCGTAGCGGTCTATTACACCGAATGGGATGACGGCGACACGCTATGGGACGGCGGCGGCACGCTTTGGGATGAGACGCAGGCGGGACAATGACATCTCAAATCACGACCTCCGGCATCAATCCGAGCAACCCGACATTCGGGGCCGCCACGACCTCGTCCGTGCGGCAGAACTTCCTCGGCATCGTCACGCAGTTTCAGGTGGCGGCGGCGGAAATCACCGCGCTGCAGCAGTCGGCGGCGTCGGGCGGGACCGTGTCGAGCGTCGGGCTCAGCATGCCGGCGGTGTTCTCGGTATCGGGGTCGCCGATCACCGGGAGCGGTACGTTCGTCGTCACGCTGGCGGCGCAGTCGGCAAATGCGGTCTTTGCCGGGCCGTCCTCGGGGGCCTCGGCCTCGCCCTCGTTCCGGTCGCTCACGTCCAACGACCTGCCGAGCAACCTTGGCGGGGCGACCTTCTCGGGAGGCACGTTCTCGGGGCCGACCATATCGGGCGGAACCCTGTCCGGCGTGACGATCTCCGGGCAGACCATCGTCAATCCCACGGTTTCGGGCGGCACGTTCAGCGGCGGCACGTTCTCGAATGTCTCGATTATCGCCTCGACGTTTTCGGGCGGGACGATATCGGGGTCTACGGCTTCGGCCATCACCATCGTCGCCTCCACCTTTTCCGGTGGCACGGTGTCGAGCGCGACG